AGAGAGAATACTCATATAGGTTCTCTTTATGAGCATCAATTTCTGCAAACTGGATTACAAGAGTTATTTCCAGGTGCAGTTTATCTTGGTGCATTTAAGAATGACGTGATTGGTTCTAAAGTCGAACATATGTTTGAGTATGAAGGAACTGTGTATGTCGCAGACTGTAAAGGTGGCACTGGATTAAAACGTCGCGATAACTGTCTGGATGTTTTAGCAGAGGCTGCTGAGTTCACAGAATGGAAAAATCAGACCTCTCCAGATAAACCTCATAACTTCATAATCATCACAACAAATCTACCCACTAGTCGTCAAAAGGTTTCGGTCAATAGATTACAGTTAGCCAGAAATAAGCATGGTTTGCACGATATCTATGTCTGGAATCCAGACGAAGCGGATATAATGGAGTTTTTTTATGGCTGATCTGTTTAAAGAAATTATTCCGTCTATTCTCCAAACTAAAGAATATGCACTTTTGACGGAACAGGACGAGAAGTCTTATTCATCTTTTATGGTTAATCGTGCACTTTCGTTTCATCGAGATACGGTTCTTCTGGCGAACGAGATGAATAAGTTTCCGAATCTAGATAACAAACTCAAATATGACTTTCTCCTAAATATAATAAGAGCCCAAAAGCGTCCATATAGTAAGTGGCATAAAAAGGCTCAAAGCAGTGATTTGAATGTTGTTAAGGAATACTATGGATACTCCGACGCGAAAGCCGAGGAAGCATGTAAGATCCTCTCCGACGACCAAATCACCGCGATGAAAAAACAGTTATATAAGGGTGATTGATCATGGTCGAAAAATTAGTAGAAGTCACATTAGAAAAGCAAGACGACTTCCTCAAAGTTCGCGAGACACTTACTCGCATTGGAGTCGCTGCTAAGAACGACAACATTCTCTATCAGTCCTGCCATATCCTCCATAAGCAAGGAAAGTATTACATCGTTCATTTCAAAGAACTCTTTGAACTAGACGGTAAGCCATCCAATATGTCAGACAATGACATTCAGCGTCGTAACACGATTGCGAATCTAATGGCTGAGTGGGGTTTGGTGAAACTCGTAGATGAGAATAAGACAAAGGATAACGTCGCACCATTGAGCCAGATCAAGATTCTTCCGTTCAAGGAGAAGAATGAGTGGCAATTGGTTTCCAAATATACAATCGGGAAGAAAAAGAAGGAAGGATAATTTATGCTAATTGTGAATGTGTATAGACTTCGTGATGATATTGAACTTCCAACATACGGCACTACTCTCGCAAATTGTTTCGATTTATCTTTCCAGCCAACTTCAAATGTTGTCAATGGATATGATTCCTTCAATTCTCCTACTGAGCGATCAGTAAACAGTTTTGGAGAATTCTTCATTTATCCTGGAGATCGTCTGCTGGTTCCCACAGGGTTGATCTTCAAGATCGAACGTCACGTTACGATTGAAACATATGCAGACATTACAAAACACGATAGTTCTCTGCCACTTCAGAACTACAGCATTCGCCTTCATCCTCGCTCGGGACTTTCGCTCAAGAAAGGATTGGTTCTAGCAAACAGCGAGGGTGTTGTCGACGCAGACTACCAAGAAGAGGTGTTTGTTCTTCTAACGAATATCTCAAAGATGCACCAAACAATTCGTCGCGGTGATCGCATTGCTCAGGCTGAGATTGTTTCAAATGAACCCTTTGACTTTACTGTTGTTACAAAAAGACCAGAGAAGCACTCTGAGCGCAGCGGTGGTTTTGGTTCAACTGGTGTGTCAAACTGATATAAATAGAGATGGAATGCTCATTTGGGGTTCCATAACTATACTTGCTTACTAAAGGAGTAACAAAATGACTAATATCACAACACTCACATCCGCATCACTCGATCGCCTCCTTCCAACTGCTCTTGGGTTTGAAAATGCGTTCGCTGCTCTCGATAATGCGGCTCATCTACTAACAGCAACATCCAATGCTTTTCCTCCAGTGAATGTCATCAAGAAAGACGAATACAACTTTGTCGTGGAACTAGCAGTTGCTGGATATAAGATTGATGAGATTGAAATCACTGCTGAGAAAAACTCTCTCAAAGTTGCAGGCAAAAAGGTAGAAGAAGACACTCGCGAATATCTTGTAAAGGGTATTGCTGGTCGTAAATTCGCTCGCCAATTTGTTTTGTCAGACACAGTAGTGGTTCGTGATGCTGCCCTTGCTGATGGCATTCTTTCTATTCAATTAGAAAATGTCATTCCTGAAGAACAGAAACCTCGTAAGATTGCAATCAAGTAACCATTGAGATTATATTATGATTCGTGATGAACTATCGTGGGATGAATTGTTTGTCTTACAGGCTACTCTGATCGCTCAGAAAAGCAAGGACCCGTCGACAAAAGTCGGCTGCGTGATCGTCAATGATGACAATGTCATTTTGTCGACGGGTTTCAATGGATTTCCGAGAGGCATTGAAGAAGATTGGAAAGATCGCTGGAAGCGTCCAGAAAAGTATCACTGGGTTGAACATGCTGAACGCAATGCAATCTTCAATGCTGCACGTGTTGGTGTTTCGCTCAACAATTCTCGCGCATATCTGAACTGGGAACCAAAGCCATGCGCTGATTGCACACGCGCATTGATCCAAGCAGGTATCAAGGAAGTCATCGGTCCGAATCGACCATTCACAGGTAAGGGTGCTGGCAAGCATTACTCGATCGATCACGCCGAAGTCATGCTGCGCGAGGCAGGAGTCCGAATACGCTATTTCGACCTTCCCCCAGAACTAGGGGAACCCCCATTCTAGGACCGCTCTCGCGCCTCTCTCCTCGGCGAGAGAGGCTGTCATAAGTTATTGATTTTATTCGAGTTTTCTCTGTTGTGTTTTCCTGTGTTTCAGGTAGAATATGAAATATGATGAAAAACGATATCGCCGCCCAGCAAGAACGGGCACGCCTCATTACCCTAGTCAACGCTATCAAACCAGCAGCAATAGCAGCGGGATTTGACTACCCCACAGCCAAGCCAGAAACGGCGACCAACCACGAGTTACGTGAACTCATTATAGACGTCACGTTTTTCATTCAGTCCTACGCAAACGGCGAAGTCTAAAGCCATGAAAAATTACCAGTATATCATGTCTGAAAACGACAAGTTTGGTGCTCGACACACACTCTGGTATGTGTCAGATTATCACTATGAGATTGAATGCCGCTCTACTGGCAACAAAATCGACCTTCCTGACACCAGTTTCGAACAGGCAAAACAGGTGTTCCAGGACGTGCTCGTAAGTTATTGATTCTATTCGGTTTTTTCCTATTGCGTTTTGCAAGGATTCAGTTAGAATATAATTATGAAAAGCGAAAACACTGTGAAAATTGGTGACGTCGTCAAGTCTCTTGACTTCGTTGGTGTCAATGACTGTTATTATGTTGGTGTCGTGATCGGCATCAGCGAGATGGACGGCACTTTCCGTGCTCGCACCGTCCAGCGTGTATGGCAGGGCAATGCTGACAAGAAAATCCTCTCGGATACTTTCGTCGCTCCGTTGCCTGGCAATCATTTCTTCGACGATCTTGCTAAAGAAAAGAATGCTGCTCCTCGTGTGCAGGTTGTGTGGCGTGACTCGTCGGTGGCTGCATAATGAATATCGACAAACGACATGGCGGTGCGTACGATCGTGGCTCTGCCGACAGTTACTATCGTCGTCCTCGTCGTCCGCACTTCTTCACTGATGCGACGTATGCCAGCGACGAGATTCCTGAGCGATTCATGACCAAGCAGCAGATTGCTGAATACAATCTTGGTTTTGACGACAATGAACAATCTGGCAATTTCAAAGATTGGGGTTGATATGAGAAAACAAACTGAAACTCTGTTGAGTGAGGCGATTGACCTCGTGAATGGTGCCGATCATGTTCTTGCGAACACTCTTTCGCAACTTGATTTGAGCGCCAAGAACTGTTACGATCTTGCTGAGAAACTTGAACGCGCTCGCAACCTTCTTTTGGTTGTCGGCGATCGCAAGTATCAGGCTGAGTTGAATCAAGTTTCTATACCCATCGAAGGAGTACCGTTCTAATGGGATACTTTGCTAATTTAGAGATTGATGTCATTGACATGTATCACAGCGATGGCATGAAAGAATCAGAGATTGCAACATCTCTTGGTATTTCTCTGACGCAGGTGCATGAGATTCTTGCTGCTTATGACAAGGATTGTGACGCCGATGCTGATGAGGGTGAGGCTGAGATTATCAGTTATGATGATCTTGAATTTGATCCAGGTGCGGAGCACTACTAATGAGCGATGTAATGACAGAAAGCAAAGTCTTTGAACTTTGCACTAAAATGCGACATCTTGGTTATGCAGTTGTCTGCTTCACCCCAGAAGAATTGCGTGGCGCGAATCCTGATCATGTTGAAGACCGTTTGGTTGAACTTGGTTGGGA